ATCTCCTCGAATGCTCGCGTCAACCACAAGGCGGTCACGGAGCGAGTGCTGCGCCGGGCCGGGTACCACCGGTACGCCGGACTCCCGGCGTTGGATCGCATCGTCCCGCAGTCCCCGGAGATCAACGCGGCCGTGATCGAATCCCTCGAAGAGCGCGGGCCGATCGTCGCTGGTCACAACCCCGACGTGCTCGAGCTGCAGGGCGCGGGCGATCAGGGTCTCATGTTCGGGTACGCGACCGACGAGACGCCAGACCTGATGCCGCTGCCGATCTCGCTCGCGCATGCTCTCGCGCGCCAGCTCTTCGATCTCGGGCGCGATGACGACTTCGACGTGCTCGGCCCGGACGGTAAGACGCAGGTGACGGTCGCATACGACGGTGATCGCGTGCATCACGTCGAGTCGATCCTGGTCTCCAGCCAGCACGCCGCGCGTGTCAAGGCCGCGTCCCTGCAGCGCATGGTGCGGGTCGAGGTCATCGCCCCGGTGCTCGAGCGCTTCGGTCTCGACAACGGCGTTAACACCTTGATCAACCCGTCCGGCTCATTCATCGTCGGCGGACCCGAGGCGGATGCCGGCCTCACCGGTCGGAAGATCATCGTCGACACGTATGGCGGCGCGGCGCGCCATGGTGGCGGCGCGTTCTCCGGCAAAGACCCGTCGAAGGTGGACCGCTCGGCGGCGTACGCCATGCGCTGGGTGGCTAAGCACGTCGTCTCGGCGGGTCTCGCTCGGCGCTGCGAGGTGCAGGTCGCGTACGCGATCGGCTCGGCGCATCCGGTCGGCCTCTACGTGGAGACGTTCGGCACGGGCGTCGCGCCCGACGATGCGATCGCCGCCGCGATCCGTCAGGTGTTCGACCTCCGCCCCGCCGCGATCATCCGCGACCTGGACCTGCTGCGCCCCATCTACTCCCCGACCGCGATCTTCGGCCACTTCGGCATGGCGGGCGGCGCGCCGCACCGGCTCGACGCCCGCCCGTGGGAGGCGATCTCGCCGTCGCGTATCGCCGCGCTGCAGCTCGCGGTCTCGGGCGTGGGTCTCGTCAAGCACTTCCCCGCAGGCGGTCTCGACGTCCAGATCAGCAACGGCTACACCTTCGGCGAAGATCGGACTTGACGTCACCTATTATGCGACGTTAGGCTATGGGTATGCACACCGAATCCGCCACCGCCGCCCTCCCGTACCTCACTCGCGACGAGCTTGCCGCCGCCAAGGCTGCCGGCTACCGCTACCGCGTGACCAACGCCCCGGCTCGACTGGGCCTCGTCGTCCGCACCGCGACCGTTGAGCGCCTCTTCGACGCTCTGCCGGCAGACGGCAGTGTCGCGGCTGCGTGGACGGGCTTCGGTCACGTTCGCAGCGTCGAGCACTTCTCTCTCCACCTGATGCGCCGCTCCGCCGACGGCACCCGCATCGAGGTCATGGAATCCGAGCGCGGCACTCTCGTAATGGCCTACCCGCTCGGCGCAGGTCGCACTGTTCGCACCCTCGCGCGGAGCGCGGCATGAGCGCCGCGGCTCCGGCCGCGCGCTACCCGCTCGGGTACGTCGCCCCAGCGATCGGGTCGCGGGTCATGATCCCGTCCGGCCTCACCTCCAACGCATGGATGGAGGTCACCGTGCTCGAGGTCGTGCCGCATGTCGGCTCCCGACTGCCCGAGGTGATCGGCGCGCCGTACGGATCGCAGCGCGCAACCTTCCGCTCTGAGGAGTGGCGCGCGCTCGGGGCGGTCGAGCAGCGCTGCGGCACCTGCTATCGCGTCGTGCCGGAAGGTGAGACATTCGCCGAGCACGCCGCCTCCTCCGAGTTCCACGCGTCGATCGCTCGAGTGCTAGAGGCGAAACTGTGAGCTTCCACACTGCGGTGCGATGTGACGGCTGCGGAGCGGGCTACGAGTGGCGATCGCTCGGCGGTGCTCCCTCCGCCAACGCCGACCGCCGGCACCTGAAGGAGTCGCGCGGGTGGCATACGGTGCGGCGCACGGGCGAACCGGTGCGCGACGTCTGTCCGTCGTGCTGGGATCGGGGCGTCCGATGATGGGCTTCACGACGGCGCTCGCCGTGCTCGGCGCGATCATCTCGACGGTCGGCTATCGGCGCGCTGCGCGCGGGGCTGCTCTCGCTCGGGGTGCGGCGTCGATCCAGTCGCAGCTCACGCGACCGCCGGATGAGGTGATCGCGGAGGCGATGCGGGGCCGGCTACTCGCCGCCTCGGGCCTGCGCCTGGCGCGTAACGGCTTTCGTCTCGCCGCGGGTGGCTGCGCGGCGACGCTGATCCTCGCGGTGATCCACGTCCTGACTTGACGTCACCTAATATGCGACGTACTATTGACCTATGAACACCGCCGCCGCAGACCAGTTCCTCCTCCTCGCCGACGCCGCCCAGGCGCTCGGTGTCACGGCCGGGGAGCTGCGCAAGGCGGCCCGCGCTCGTCGCGTCGACACCGGCGCAGCGTACGACCTCGCCGAGTGGACCCGCGTCGCGCAGTCCGCCCACCTCATCTGATCCGCCACTCCGACCTTTGGAGGTCCGCATGTCCATCTCGACCCTCTCCCCCACCGCCGCTCCGGTGTACGTTCCCGGCGACGCTTTCACCGTCGGCCTTGTGCGCGACTCGTGGCAGCGCCCGGGTGTCAACCGCTCGATCCGTTTCTCGTATCCTGGCCAGCTCTGGGAGCGCGTCGCCGAGAACGATCCCATCCGGCGACTGGCAGGGTTGACCGCTCGCGCTCGTCGCGGCACTCCTGCCTATGCCGGCGAGGGCTTCGGCTACCACCGCGATTCGCACGGCGTCATCGTCGCCGGCGTCGATCGCTTCCCGCTGCGGGTGCGCTGATGGGCGCGCTCGACCCGTACTGGGCCGGCTATGACGCCGTGCTCGCCAACGTGCGGGCGCTGCGGCCGCAGACCTTCCCGGAGCTGCAGACGATCCTCGCCGAGTTCCACGCGCCCTCCTCGGGCGACGCCTTCTTCCCGTCCAACTCCGCCGACGAGGAGCTGTGGGAGGCGCTGGAGGATGCCGGCTGGCGCGTCGAATTCCGCGAAGGTAACTACGTCTATCAGGCCTTCAACGCTGCGGGCGTGTACGTCTTCGAGTTCTTCGAAGGCGACCTTTACGACCGGAGCGGCGACCCCCGCTGCTCCGAGTGCGAGAAGTGGATCGACCCGGATGCCGTCGGCGCGGAGGCGGGCGCGCACGGCATGTGCGGTTCCTGCCTTCACAACGCTGTGCGCTCCGGGTGGGAGCCGTCGTGATCCGCTGGCTCCTGTCGCGGCTCGGCATGAACCGGTGCGATGTCTGCGAGGTCTGGTATGCGCGCCGCCGCGTCGACGAGCACTATCTCGGCCGGCATCGTCAGATCGTGACGGCACGCATCGCCGAGCAGGGTCGCCGCCTCGCCTCCGAGCGCGAGGATCTGATCGCCGCGGGCGTCGACCCTTCGCTGCTCGAGGTTCCGCTGCATCCGGACGACCGGACTTGACGTCACCTATTATGCGACGCTAAGCTGATCGTATGCACACCGAATCCGCCACCAAGCTCACCTACCAGGGTCGCGAGGTCCGCGTACTGGCCGCCGATCTCGATCCTCGCGCTCGCGTCTGGATCTGTTTCGTCGACGACCCCGACCGGGACGCGATGGTCATGCCGTCGGAGCTGGTCGCAGCCTGATCGACCTACACACTTCCTGCTCGTCTGGGGCGCAGCGGGAACCGGTGGACTGGGGAAGTCCGCCACTGAGCGGGGATGCGTTCTGGGGAGCGCATCCCCGCTTCTTGCGCCACCTGATATCCTCGCGGCATGACCGTATCCGCCGCTGATCTTGAGCTTCTCGAAGCGCTGCAGAACGCCGACGAGAAGGAGCTGGAGCGGATCGTCTCCTCGCTGCCGGCCGAATCGATCCAGCCGCTGCTCGGCATGCTCGGCACGACGGCCGCCGACGACATGCCAGCCACCGTCGCGGAGCAGGCGCTGGAGCTGGACGACTCCTATCGGCTTGTCCCGCATATCGCGCTGCTCTCCGAGCGGCTCTCGGCCGCGGTGGCTGACGTCGAGCAGCGGGGCATCTCGCGTAAGCTCCTCGTCTCCATGCCGCCCCGACACGGGAAGACGGAAATGATCTCGGTGTACCTGCCGCTCTGGCTGCTGCGCCGCAACCACAAGCTCAAGGTCGGTATCATCTCGCACTCGCCGAACCTCGCCGCGGTGTGGGGCCGCCGCATTCGCCGAATGGTGGAGCGGCACGGCGCGCAGCTCGGCCTCTCCATCGCCCCCGACGCGGGCGCTGTCTCCGAGTGGGAGACTCCCGAAGGCGGCGGCGTGACCTCGCGCTCGATCGGCCAGGCGCTCGCCGGCGTCGGTTTCAACGTGCTTATCGTCGACGACCCGACGCGCGACTTCGCGGCCGCGCACTCCGAGCCGCAGCGAAAATCCGTCTGGGAATGGTGGACGGCGAACGCCACCACGCGCCTCGAGCCGCCGTCGCTCGTGATCGTCGTGCAGACCCGCTGGCACGAGGACGACCTCACTGGCCGCCTCCTCTCGCACGAGCACGAAGGCGACCCCTCCGAATGGGAGCAGATCATCCTCCCGGCGATCGCCGACCACGACCCTTCCAAGGGCCAGACCGATCCTCTCGGCCGCGAGCCGGGCGACCCGCTGCTCTCGCCGCTCGTGCCCGACGAGACCCGCGAGCAGGCCCTGCAGCGCTTCGCGCAGCTTCGGCGCGACGTCGGCTCCTACACCTGGGCCGCGCTCTATCAGCAGTCGCCTTCCCCCGCGCAGGGCGCGATCTTCAACATCGGGTGGTGGCGGTACTGGACGCTGGACCCATCGAAGGCGACGCCGGACGGGCGCGTGGTGCTGCTGGATCCGGATCGGCTGCGCGGCGGCCGCGTCATCGACTCGTGGGATGCGACGTTCAAAGACACCGCCTCGAGTGACTACGTCGTCGGCCAGCGCTGGGCGCGCGTCGGCCCTGATCGCTTCCTGCTCGCGCAGTCCCGCGACCGCCGGTCTTTCGTCGCGACGATCGAGGAGATGAAAGACTTCTTCCGGCGCGGCCTCGGCGCGGCGCTCGCGCACCAGCACCTCATCGAGGACAAGGCCAACGGTCCCGCGATCATCTCCGTGCTCGGGCATGAAATCTCCGGCCTTAAGCCGGTCAACCCGCGCGGCTCGAAGGAGGCTCGCGCTCGGGCGGTGACGCCGGAGATCGAATCCGGGCACGTCTATCTGCCGCTTCCGCCTCCCGCCGACGATCGCCAGCACGAGTTCGCCTGGGTGCACGACTTCCTCTCCGAAGCGCGCACGTTCCCGACCGGCGAGCACGATGACATGATCGACACCATGTCGCAGGCGCTCGACGAGCTGCGCGAAACGGGCGGCGCAGTGATCACCAACCCCGCCGCGGGTGGCCGTGCGCCTTCGGCTGCCGCTGCTCGCCTGATCAATCGCTCGGCTCCGCGCAACATCGCGGCCGCCGCACGCACCGTCTCCCGCCGCGCCTCTTGACGTCGCCTATTATGTGACGGTATGGTTGACCCCGTCAGCATCCGCCACAACCCTGGAGGTCACCATGACCGTCATCACGCTTCACTACGCGAGTCCTGCAGACGACCCGCACAAGATCCCACGGCCGCATCGCGTCGACGTCGACGAGCACACCGGCGAGGCGTCCTCGGCTTATGGCGGCGAAATCGGGCCGGTCGGTAACCTGCTCGGCTTCTGCCCGACGCCAGTACCCGATGCCAGGAACTGGGTGTTCACCCATGCCAAGAAGCTCTATGACGGCGAGGTACAGGCCGCGGACTTGGCCGGCTGGTACCCACAGTTCAGCGGGGAGCGCGGGCCGATGTTCGGCTATGCCGCCGCAATCGACCGGATCGAGGTATCGGCATGACCGTCACCGAACCGCCGCTGCTCTGGTCGCGAGAATCCGAATCGCTCCATGATCAGCTCGCCGAGCGCGGGGTGATCGACCCGGAGACGGGCGAGCGCTTCACCGTCCGCCGCATCGATGAGGCGATCCAGTCCGCCGTCGGCGAGTTCAACGCCCGTGAGCACGCGCGCGTCATCGACATCTTCGAGCCGACCTGGCGCATGCTCGTCGCCGACGTCGCCCGCTTCCTCGGGGTCGAAGCCGACGATCTGGACGGGGTGCGGCCATGATGCTGGAGGGGTGGGCGCTGCTCGCCGTCCTGCTCATCGCGCTCGCGCTCGGCCTTCTCGCAGGCGCGGCTCTCGGCTTCTATTCGGCGTCGACCGATCTCGAGCGTGCGCGCGCTGAAGCTCGGTTGGAAGGCCGGCGCAGCGCCGCTATCGAGGTGCTGTCAAGCTGGACCGGCGCGCCGCAGCATCCCGAGTCGCGCCGCCTCTTCGACCAGGACGAGTCGTCGCCTGCTGCTCGCGCGATCGAATTGCGGGGCGACTGATGCGCGCCGTCGAGCAGTTCCGCGTGCTCTCCGTGGTCGCATTCGGTCTTGCCGCGCTTCTGATCTTGTGGTGTCTGCTCGCGTGGGTGCTGCAGCTCCAGCCGCTTCGCATCGTGATCCTCGCCGCGCTCGGGCCGATCGTGCTCATCGCAGTCGCGTTCAGGGCCGCATGGCTGGCGCAGCGTGCTGAGCAGCAACTCATGGACCGGATCGACCCCGATTCTCACCCGCGCGCGGTGGCTACCGACCGTGCCAGCGTCATCCCGTCGGCGGCCATGGAGCCGGGTATCCGCGTTCTCAACGGCTGGCAGGCGGTCTGCCTCGTGCAGGACGACGAGCACTGGCCGGAACGCGAGCGCGTGCCGCTCTCCGGCGGCGAGGCCACCTGGCTCGGCGACTGGCACGAATCCTGGATCGGCGCGACCTTCGACGCCGCTGTTCACAACCGCAAACTTCACCCCGAGGAGACCACATGGCCGCTCTGAGCCGCATCATCCTGCTCGCGCTCACCGCGCTGCGCCTGACCCGCTTCATCACCTCCGATCACCTCGGGGAGTGGTGGATCGTCGGTCCGCTCAAGCGCTGGGCCGCGCGCCGCGAAGCTCCCGCCCACCTGCGCGACAGGCTCGAAGCGGAGATCGCGGAAGCCATCGAGCGCGAGGCTCCGCAATTCAACCCGCCGCACGGCTGGGGCTGGCGCTCCAAGCTCGTCAAAGGCCTGGACTGCCCCTTCTGCGTCGGCTTCTGGATCGGCGGCGCGGTACTGCTCGCCGAGGTGGCTACGCGCCACACACCGCTTCTCCGGGGCGTCTGGACCTTCGTCGCCGCCGCCTTCGCCCTCAACTACGCCGTGGGCCACGTCTCGAAAAGGATCGACTGATGACTGAATGCGCCTCGACCTACTCCGTTCGCATCCCGGACGCGCCGTCAGACCAGTGGGATTGCTCTTCGAGCGTGCGGTGTGGAACCGATGAAAATATCGCGTGGTTCGAGAAGCACCGTGCTCGTGCGGTGGCTGAGTGGCTAAAGGAGCAGGGGCGATGAGTGACTATGACCACATCGAGAAGGTGCTCGCCGAGATCATCGTGGAGGTGACGGGCGAACCGAGGATTGGACGTTTCGAGCGCACCGTGGCGAAGTCTGCACTCGCGCGGCTCCGAGAGTGCGGCATGGCATTGGCGGAGCGTCTGGAGCCGCAGGGCGAACCGTCCGACGCTGACGCGGACATGGCGACCAGGGGGCTTGACCACCTCGCACGCAACGCCGAAAGCCCCGCGGTGCGGACGGATTGCGCGCTCGGTAGGGACACGATCCGTCGCCTCCTCAACGAGCGCGGCGCTGCGCTGGAGGTCATGAATCAGCATCGGTGCGGCGAGCAGGCTGAGGCCGCCTACCGGCGTGCCGTTCGTGCGGAATCGCGAGCGCAGGGCGAACGGTCCGACGTGAAAGTGCTGGAGGATTCCTGGCGCTGTATCCAGGAGCACCCCGACGCGCCGTACTGCGCCGGCACCATTCACGACTCTGGCGATGGCACGCGATGGGTTGAGGTTGACGGCTTCTCTGATTCGCTCGCCGTGCTCGAGCTGCGCGACGAGCGCGACTCGCTCAAGATGCTTCGTGAGACACTGTGCGCGGCGCGGGCGTGGCTTCTCGCGCCTCTCCGCTCAGAGTCCGACGATCGGCATGCAGAGCGCATCGGCCGTCTCATCGACGAGATCGACCGCCAGCGCCCGCTCGGCTCCGACGGCAAGCACGGCGACTTGCACACTCCGACCTGCGGATGCGAGGACCGATGATGAGCGAGCGGAAGCGCCGCCCGTGGGACGGCTCTGACTTCTGGCTCGGTGGGGCGTGCGCTGCCATCGCGATCCTGATCGGCGACTGGATCTGGGGAGCGCTGACGTGATCCGCTTCCTGCTGGGCTTCGTCTCCGGCCTCGCCGCCGCCTGGGCCGCGCTCGCGATCTGGCAGCGCGTGCCCGAGTTCGGCCCCGTTGATGCGATCGACGAGCGAGCTATCGTGCCGACTTCCGAACTCGTCTCGAGCGATCCACCCGACCGGCCACTCTCCTACGAGGAAGCCATCGCGATGCGCGGTCGCGGCGCGTGGCCTCCTCCGCCCGTCACCGATCCTGCCGTCCACTCTCACGACGCCTACTGCCGATACCCGGCGCGACCGTGCGTCTGCACCGTCATGCATCCCGTCACCGGAGGGATCGGCGCGCCATGAGCACGGCGACGCCTGTCCGCTCGGCGGTGGTCGAGGAGTTCGACCGGCTGCTGAGCTACGGCTTCGATGTGAACGACGTCCTTCTGGCCACCGGCCAGACCTACGACGCGGCGCGAAAAAACGTCATCCGCGCCGCTCGGGTCGACCTCGCCGAGGTGCTCTCGGCCTGGAAGAAGGCCGATACGGAGCGCCTGCTGCGCGCCCGCGGCCTGAAGTGGTGGTGACCGGCTCCTCGTAGCGCTTGACGTCGCGTGCGATACTGGGCGCATGACTTCGCCCTCGCCTGCCGATCTGCCCGACATGGGGTCGCTGGTCCCGCCGCACCTGCGTGCACAGGCCGCCCTGCCGCTCTCCGGCGGGCTGCAGAACCGGCCGACGCCTCTGGGCCTCACCGCCTCGGCGCAGCGCCTCACGTCGACGAACGTGGCCGGCGGCCCGAATCGCGCGGGCAAAGCGGGCGAATGGCAAACCGACGCCTGGGACATGTATGACCTTGTCGGCGAGCAGCGCTTCCTCGCGAACACGCTTGCCGGCCGCGCCTCGCAAGCCCGACTCTACGTCGGCCGCCTCCCCTCGAATGACCCGCTCGCCGAGCCGGAGGCGTTGGACGATCCGGTGCTGCAAGGCATGCTCGACTCGATCGGCAAGGCGGCCACCGGGCGCGCTCAGCTCGTGCTCCGCATGGTCATGAATTACTTCATCGCGGGCGAGGGCTATCTGGTCGGCTTCCCCCCGCACATTCTCGCGAAGGCTCGCGGTGAGGCGATGGTCACCCCGATCAACGGGAACTCCGAAGTGCTGATGACCGACCTCGAGTGGCGCGTGCTCTCCGTCGGCGAGCTGCGCTACAAGACCGAGAAGACCGTCGAAGTCTCACTCGCCGAAACCGGCGGGAAGAAGACCGAGGTCTCCATCGACGAGCTGTACGTCATCCGCTCGTGGCGACCGCATCCGCACAAGGCCTGGCAGGCAGACTCCCCGACGCGCTCGTCGCTCCCGGTGCTGCGCGAGCTGGTCGGCCTCACCATGGCGATCGGCGCGCAGGTGGATTCCCGACTCGCCGGCGCGGGCGTGTTCATCGTCCCCGACTCGGCGCGCAAGGCGATGCTCCGGGCAATGGGCGAATCCGAGGACTCCGCTGAAGACCCTCTCGCCGACGCGCTGATCGAGGCGATGTCCGCGGCGATCAGCGACCGCTCCTCGGCGGCATCGTTCACGCCGCTCGTGCTCACGGTCCCCGACGAATCCGTCGAAGGCTTCAAGCACATCACCTTCGACAAGGAGTTCGACAAGCAGCTCAAGCCCCTTCGGGAAGAAGCGATCCGCCGGGTGGCTCTCGGCCAGGACGCGCCGCCAGAGCTGCTGCTCGGCGTCGGCGGCATGAACCACTGGGGCGCGTGGCTGGTCCGCGAGGACGTCGTCACGACGCACCTGGAGCCGCCGCTCGCGCTCTTCTGCGACTCGCTCACCACGCAGTACCTGCGCCCGCTCATGGAAGCGCTCGGGTACTCCGCGGAGGAGATCGACGACACCGTCATCTGGTATGACGTTTCGCACATGATCGTCCGGCCCAACCGCGGCACCGACGCCCAGGCGCTCTACGACAAGGGCGAGCTGTCCGGCGAATCGCTGCGTCGCGAGAACGGCTTCGACGAAAACGACGCGCCGCCCGTCATCGGCCTCCCCGACCCCGCGGTCGACCTCGCGCTGCAGCTCGTCGCGCAGGCTCCCTCGCTCATGCAGGCTCCGGGTCTCCCCGCGATCGTCGAGCAGATCCGCGCTGTGCAGGCCGGCGACACCGAGGCGGCCGCATTGATCGTCGAAGAAGGCGGCGTCGGCTCCGAGGACGAGGTGGTCGTCGACGAGGATGCCGATGCCGAATCTTCGGAAGCGGAAAGCTCCGGCGACGGCCCCCCCGCCACCTCAGACGACGCTGCGGCTCCGGCCACGATCACGGCCTCGGCGGTGGCAGGCAAGCGCCGCGACGGCGCGGTGACCGAGGCGGCGATCGCCGGGCGGCTCGAAGAACAGACCAGCGACGATGACGAGGAGTCCGAGTGACCGTGCGTGAAATCCCCGGGCCGTGCCCGGTGTGCGGGGCGGTCTCCATCGCTCCCGCGGTGCAGCGCTCCACGCTGCTCGCCGTCTGCAGTGTGCTGACGATGAAGGCGCTGGAGAAGCTCGGAAACCACATGCTTCGGCACGGCTCTTCGCGCTCTCTGCATCGGGAGCTGGGCGGTCGACCGCGGCATGAAGCGCACACCCTCTGGCGCGCGTCTCCCGAGCAGGTGGATCGCGCGCTCACCGGCGCGTGGGACGTCATCCCGGCGCTGCTGAGCGACCTCGGGTGCTCCGGCGTGTCACACCGCCAGGTCCAAGCGATGCTCACCGACTACGTGCACGACCTCGCTCGGGCGATGGCTCCGCATTCGGTCCCGGCGCTGCAGGGCTACTTCCACCGCCTCGGGCTGCCGGTCTACGACCTCGAGCACGATCTCGCCGTCGCGGGGCACTGATGACCGCGCGCTTCCCGCTGCCCACCAATCTGAGCCGCGAAGAGCTGGAATCTCCCGGCGCTGCCGTCGAGCGCATCGCGCGCCTCGAATCGGCGGTGGAGCGCGTCATGTCCGGCGTGCTGCGGGACTTCCTGCGCTCCGTCGAAAACCTCGCCGTCCGCGACGGCCTCTCGCTCACGCTCGGCCAGGTGTGGATGAACTGGTCTCAGATTTTCGGCGCAGCGATCGACGACCTCCCTCCGATCGTCACCGCGTGGCTCATGTCGACCGTGGCCGAGAGCGAGATCCCGGATGCCGCGTGGTCCTCGGCGCAAGCCGTCCTCGTCACCGCGCAGGTCGAAGGCTGGTCGACCGCCACGCGCGACGATCAGCTCCGCCTCGCGCTGCGGCCCTCCGAAGGTGAGACGGGCCTGGTCGCGGCCGCCTCCCGGCGCGGTCCCCGCAACGGCACCCGCTGGGAAGAACTCGACGTCGGCGGCCTCAACTTCATGGACCGGATGAAGCGCGACGCGCGTACCGCCGTTACCGGTCTCGACGGCATCCTGACCTCTTCGGCACTGCGCGACTCCGGCTTCACCCGCAAGCGCTGGGTGACCCGCCACGACGCGAAGGTCCGCGAGACGCACATCGCCGTCGAAGGCGACACGGTCCCGCTCGATCAGCCGTTCATCGTCGGCGGCTATCCGCTGATGTACCCGGGCGAGCGCGGCGCTCCTCCGGCGCTCGTGATCAACTGCCGCTGCGTCATGGTCGGCACGCGCTGGCGCGCTCGGGGATCGTTCCCCACCGGTGTCGGCCTCACGCCGTAGAGCCGTCCTCCTGGCCGCTGGACGCTCGGCGGGGTATCCTACCCGCATGCGCACTCCTCATCGCTCCCGGCTCGCCCTCGCGGCATCAACCTTTCGCACGCTCGCTCCGGCGGCTGCCGACGCGGAGGTCGACGCGGGTCCACCTCGCACGCTCTGGGCGGGGCCGATCGGCTTCGAGGGGCTGCTCACCGGCGACGGCCGCCTGATCGAACGGGGGGCGCTGACGTGGCCCGCTGACCTCTCCGCGGCCGAGCCGATGGACTTCCGGTACGTCTCCGAAGACGTCGGATTCCATGACGGCGCGGTGGTCGTCGGGCACATCACGTCGCTGGAGCGCCTGCCGCTCGCGACCGCGCAGGCCCGCCTCGAATCCCTCGGCCGCGCACCGATGGACCTCGAGGGCGACATCGACGTCATCTGGGGCCAGGGCGACGTCGTGCACGACGGCGAGGTCTCCGAAGCCGCGGCCTCCGCGATCGCCGACCTGCGCTCGCGCGGCGTCTCCATGGACCTGGACGCGATCGTCTGGGAGGCTCGGGTGCGCGCGGATATCGTCGCCGAGCAGGACGAATTCATGGAGGCCATGCTCAACGAGGGCGAAGACTCCGACTGGACCCCGCCCGAGCGCCGCGAAGTCGACGGCTATGTGGTCGTCGAAGAAGGCCGCCCCGACGACTCGATCATGGTCATGATCGAAGCCGAAATCCGAACCGCCACCGGCGTCTCGGTGCCCGCGTTCTCCGAGGCGCTCATCGGCATCATCGAGGCCGGTGACTTCATCGACCCCGAAGAAGTCGAGGATGCCGAAAGCGGGGACGGCGACACGATCGTGCGCGGCGAAGATGCAGCCGACGACGACGCGCTAGTGGCCGGTGCGGCCCCGATCGCCCCGCCCGCAGCCTGGTTCTCTGACCCGGGACTGGACGGCCCTACGCCGCTCACCGTGACGGCCGACGGCCGCGTCTACGGTCACGCCGCGACCTTCGACCAGTGCCACGTCGCTTCGCCTGCAGGCGAAGGCGTCTGCGTGCTCGCGCCGCGCTCGGCGAAGAACTATGCGAAGTTCCACCTCGGGTCGCTACTCACCGAGGAGGGTGAGTCGATCTCCGTCGGAAAGATCACGATGGGGACCGGTCACGCCGGCCCCCGGCTGCGCACCGCTGCCGCGACTGCGCACTACGACAACACCGGCGCGGCGGTGGCTGACGTGCGCGCGGGCGAGGATCAGTTCGGCATCTGGCTCGCCGGCGCTCTCCGCCCCGACGCGAGTGAGGAGCAGGTGCGCGCGCTGCGCGCCTCCCCGATCTCCGGCGACTGGCGCAAGGAGGACGGAAACTTGGAGCTGGTCGCCGCCCTCGCGGTCAACGTCCCCGGCTTCCCGGTGATCCCGCGTCCGCAAGGCATGGTGGCCTCGGGCGAGCTGCAGAGCCTGGTCGCCACCGGGATCGTGCTCGAGCAGCCGCAGGTCTCCCAGGGCGTCATCAACGTGCTCGGCCTCCCCGACGTCGAGATTGCCGCTCTGCAGCGTCTCGCCAAGCGCGAGATCGAGACCGAGAATCGCGCGGCGCGCGCTCGCGTCGAAGGCTTCCGCAACCGTTCCCGCGTCGCGGCGTTCGCCGCTGCGCTTCGCTCCTGAGCGTAGTAGTATGTCTATGTGCCAAGAAAAGTTACGCCACCCGAGATGCGTTTCGAGCGGTATGTCTCACGCGAACCTAGCGGGTGCTGGATCTGGACGGGGGCGAAGATGGGCAAGCCGCCGCATCAGTACGGCTCGTTCTGGAGCGGGGAGCGCAAGATGCCGGCCCACGTCTGGGCTTACGAGCGCTGGGTGCATCCCGTCCCCAAGGGCTTGGAACTGGATCATGTCGCCGCTCGCGGCTGTGTCTCTAAGCTGTGCGTCAATCCGGCACACCTCGAGCCGGTTACCCACGCCGAAAATCGCCGTCGGGGCCGTCTCGAGCTTTGTCGGGCGGGTCTTCACAATCTCAACGATCCCCAGCATCAAAGGTTCGACGCAATGGGCCGCCGACGTGGCTGCGTCACCTGCCATCGCGAATCGGCCCGGCTTAGAATGAACGCTCTGTATCACCGACGGAAGGCAGGAAAATCATGAGTTGCGCATGCTCGAAGAAGGCGCAGCCGACCGGCTTCGCGAAGACCTCTGCGTCGACGGAACGCGCCGGCGCTCAAGCGACCCAGCGCACCGGCGCTGCCTCCGTGCCCGGCGCGCTGACCGCTCCCCTGCGCTCCACCCCGACCGGCTCGCGCTGATGACCGCGCCGCGGCTGGAGCGCGCCGACCTTCGCGTCATGGACGCCTACTCGGGCGAGCATTACCCGGTGGAGGTCGACGTCCGGGTCGGCGATTACGACGAGGCGACGGGCGTCGCCGGGCCGGTCCTTGGCGTCGAGCGCCAGCTCCGCTGCGGCTGCACGCACGCCCTCGAGAACGACTGGGGCGCACCCCCGCACGTCTGACCAACGTGCCACGACACACCGCCCCGGAGCCTGACGTTCACGCCGCTCCGGGGCGGTGTGCTATTCTCAGCCGCAACATCGGTTGATGGCGCTCCCGGCCTGACCTCCTAGATTTCACGATCCCCGGAGGAAGAAATGGGCATCATCAAGAACGGCCGCCGCCGCTCCACCGTCGCCACCATGGCGATGCTGTTCGAGGACCAGTCCTCGGGCGACGAACTGGTCATCCCCGAAGACCTTTCCACCCTGGACGACGAGGCGCTTGCCGCTCTCGCCACCCAGGCGCGCGAGGCCTTCGACGCCGCATATGGCGACGGTCAGAACCTGTCCGACGAGACCTATCAGGCGCTCGCTTCCCTCACCGAGGGCATCGAGGCGCTGCAGGCCGAGGTTGACACGCGGGCAACCGCATCCGCCGACCGGGCCGAGGCCGCCGCGGCTCTCGCAGCTCGCGTCCGCCCCGCCGAGGAGGCCGCCGCTGACGCGGATGCCGTCGAAGGTGCGGATGCCGACGAGGACGCTCCCGCCGCTGACGCGGATGCCTCCGTCGAGCAGCCCGAAGCGGTCACCGCCTCGGCAACGCGCGGCGAGACTCGCATCTCGCTGAACAGCGTCCGCCGCACCTCCACCCCCGCTCCGGTCGAGCGCGACTCCGCCGAGCCGCAGCTCAGCGACTACATGACCGCCTCGGGCGAAGGTCTCGGCGTCGCCGTCGGCACCGGCCTCGACATGCTCGGCGCGGGCACCGCGCTGAACCGTCGCCTCGGCACCTTCAACGCCTCGCAGTACAGCTCGGCCGCGAAGGCCGGCCGCCACGTGCGCGAGCAGCACGGTCTCCTGTCGATCAACCGCCCGATCGCGGATGACCTGCAGATCCAGAACAACGACCCGGCTCACATTCGCGAGGTCTTCGACCGCGCCGGTGACGAGTCGCGTCTCGAGGCCGGCTCCCTGGTCGCGGCTGGTGGCTGGTGCGCACCGTCCGAGGTCATCTACGACCTCATCGACGGAGGCGAGTCGCGCGACGGTCTGCTCTCCATCGCTGAGGTCGGTGTGCCGCGCGGTGGCCTCTCGTTCACGACCGGCATCGACTTCGCCGACATCTTCGCGGGCTTCGCCGCTCGCGAGATCGGCTTCTCGTTCACCGAGGAGCAGGACGTCGCTGGCGAGTACGCTCCGGGCGCGACGCCGCAGGATCCGAACATCGTCGGCCCCAAGCCGTGCTACCGGGTCGAGTGCCCGCCGTTCGAGGAATACCGCCTCGACGTCGACGGCCTCTGCATCCAGTCCGGCCTCCTGCAGTCCCGCGGCTACCCCGAGGTGCTCGCGGACACCGTGCGCAAGGTGCTCATCGCTCACGACCACTACGTGAACGGAAAGCAGATCGCGCAGATCGCTGCCGGCTCCACCGCGGTCACGCTGCCCGCCAGCCAGGTCGGCACGGCCGCTCCGGTGCTCAGCGCGATCGAGCTGCAGGTGGAGCACTACCGCTACGCACGTCGCCTCAGCCGGAGCACCACGCTCGAGGCCGTGTTCCCGTTCTGGGTCCGCGGCGCGATCCGCTCCGACCTCAGCCGTCGCCTCGGCATCGACCTTCTCTCGGTGCCGGACGCGCGGATCGACGCCTGGTTCCGCGAGCGCGGCATCAACCCGCAGTTCGTCTACAACTGGCAGGCGATCGCGGGCACTGCGGCCTCCGCAACGGCGTGGCCGACCACGGTGTCGTTCCTGCTGTACGCGGCGGGCACCTGGATCAAGGGCGTGAGCGACATCATCACGCTCGACACGATCTACGACTCGGTGCTGCTCGGCAACAACGACTTCACCGCCCTGTTCTCCGAGGAGGGCTGGTTCGTCGCCAAGCGCGGCCAGGACTCGCGCCTGGTCACCACGTCGATCTCCGCCGATGGCGCAACGCACATCGGCGTCGACATCGCGCACAACGGCACGCTGGTCCCGGCGGTCTGATCATGGGCCGCGTGCGAGTGTTCTACGGGCATGAGGGTGTTGTGCCGCCGACGGGGCTTCGGTCCCGCTCGGCGGCACCCGCCCAGCCCGAGCCGGAGGAGGTCGACGAGATCGTCGCCGATTCCTCCGAAGGCGAGCCGGTCGAACTGGTCGGCGAGCCGATCGAAGACGGCGACGAGCTGCTCGCCCCGGCGGGCATCGTCCGTGTCGACGGCACCGAGGTTCCGGTCGGCGACGACGGCATCCCGGTTCTCACCGAAGCGGACGAGGTCGAAGAGGAGGTGGGCGGCGTCGAGCTGCCCGACGACTCCTGGACGAAGGGCGACCTGCTCGCCTTCGCCGACGTCAAGGGCATCGACATGACCGGCGCTACGAAGACGAAGCCTGCCGCGCTGGCCCGCATCCTCGAATCCCTCAAGGAGCAGTAATGGTTGCCATCGCCCCGCCCCAGCTCGTGCCGGGGGCGCTCCGTGCGCCGCTGCCGTACGGCCTGTTCAGCGTGCTCGGGTTCCGCACCAGCGAGGAGCGCTGGGAAAACGGCGTCATCTTCGAGTCGCTGACCTGCGAGCCGGCGGGTGGCATCGCGAATCCGGATTGCGACCCGGAGACGCCGACAGTCGGGCTGCCGAAGGATCTCGAATCCGACGGCGACCCGCTGGGCGAAGCAACGCCGTTCACGGTCTACGGGCACCACACCTGTTCGCCGATCGGGAGCGGCTTCGGCCGCGCTCAGGATCTGGCAAATCAGCATCTGCAGGTGCGCGAGGAAGCTCGCGTGGAGCAGGCGCTGTGGACCGGCGACCTCGGCAACGTGCCGAACCTCTCCGGTGCCAACGGCTACGCCGCGCCGGTCAACCTGGGCACGATGGAACCGTGGCGAGCGGTGAGCCTTCTCGAGCAGGAGCTGGCCGAGCGGTACGGCTCCCTCGGCGTCATTCACATGTCGCGCGAGATCGCTTCGCGGCTGATGAAGGAGGGCGACCTGGAGAAGCGCGGGGGTCGCCTCTTCACTGCTCTCGGCACCCCGATCGTCGCCGGCACCGGTTACGCCTCCGACCGCATCGTCGGCACGCCCGCGGTGCTCGGGTATCGGGGCGACGTCTTCACATCATCCAACCGCCCCGGCGACCTGCTGGATCGCGGAACCAACGACCTGTACGCGGTCGCCGAGCGCAGCTACCTTGTCGGCTTCGACGAGTGCGCGCTGCTCGAGGTCACCGTGGCATCCGACCCCGTCACCCCGTAGGAGGGCACCATGGTAACCCATTGCTTCACCCCCGTGCTCGGTAAGCGCCTGCGGGCCACCGAGCAGGACTCGTGCGGCGGCGTGACCGTCGGAACGAGCATGCAGGTCACGACCGATGGTTTCATCACGATCACGCTCTCGAGCGAGGTCGAAGAAGGCACCGAGATCATCCAGCGCAACGCGGCTGGCGCTCTCTGCGTCAACGAGAAGATGGCCGATTCCTTCAAGCGGTTCACGATCGAGATCGAGTTCTGCGGCGTCAACCCGTCGCTGCTCGCGATCGTCTCCAACGCGGAGCCGTATGAGGACTACGCCGGCGACGTCGCGGGCTTCACGGTCCCCGAAGGTGAGATCACGAAGAAGTTCGGCCTCGAGCTGTGGACTGGTCTCTCCGGCCAGGCCTGCCTCCCCGGCGGCGAAGGTGACGAGGCCTCGGGCTACATGCTCCTGCCGTTCGTCCAGGGCGGCGTGCTCGGCGACATCGAAATGGACGGCGAGAACGCCGTCACCTTCTCGCTCACCGGCGCGTACACCAAGGGCGGCAACTCCTGGGGCTTCGGCCCGTATCAGGTGCTGCGGAACCTGCTCGGCGATGCGGCGGTCCTCCCGACGCCGCTGGACCCGTACGACCACCTCCTGCTCATCGACACGGCGCTCGCTCCGCCCCCCGTCGCGTGCTCCCCGGTCGCGGTGGCTGCGCTGCCGGTGGTTCCGGCGACGGGCGCAACGGCGGGCGACCCCGGCGTCTTCACTCCTCCCGGCTCCACCGCCCCGGCCAACCTCGCCGCGATGTCGGGCCTCACGGCCTCGCCCGCAACGGCGTGGACCACGGGTCAGCACGTCGTGCTCGGCGACGCTTCGCACGCGCACTGGAACGGCACCACCTGGGTGGTCGGCGACGCCTGAATCTAGGCGCGAGGACTGATCTCGACCCGATCCCACCAACCCGCCTAAGGCCTGGTGGGATCGGGTCACTTACTTTCTGAGAGGATTAGCACATGCCGATCGATCCCGATGACTTCCCCGCCGAAAATCTCGACCCCTGGTATGTCGAGCTGAAGGCGGCGTGGGATGCGCTCGTCGCCGCTCACAACGTTCAGGAAGAACTCACCACCACCGGTCGCCTCTCCGAGGCGGGTGTGGACGCCACCATCGATGCGAAGATCGCCGGCGCGCCTTTCGTCCAAGGCGAGCAGCACGAGACGTTCTCCGACTTCTCCTGGAATGAGGTCACGACCGACTATATTCCGAGCCTCATTCCGGGCACGCTCGCCGCCCCGGTGGCCGCCTCGATGCCGCGCTCCGGGGAGTTCCCGAGCCTGGACGAGAATGGCCAGATCGACCCGAGCCACCTCCCGCCGGACGCCGTGCAGCTCGTCAACGGCGAAATCCCCGAGGAGTACCTGCCGCCGGTCCTGAGCAGCGACACGAACGCGATCCGCACCGCGGCGCTGCCCGGCGTGCTCTACAACTCGCAGAACCAGAACTCGCACATCAACACGCTCCGGCCGATGGTCACCCTCGAGGATGGCACGCAGTACGCGGTCTGGGTCGACGGCGCGAGCATGGTCATCGTCGGAAAGCGGACGCTCGGCTTCGACAATTGGGAGACGTTCAACCTCGGTACCGTGGCAGGTAACCCGCTCGGCACTCCCGTCGCTTTCGACGGTCACAACAACTCGGTCATCGAGCGCGACTCCCAGGGCTATCTGCACATCGCAGCCAACCACCACGGCTCCCCGCTCCGGTACGTGCGCTCGGTCAACCCCGACGACATCAGCGCCTGGACGGCTCCCGGCATGGTCGGCGATGAGGGCGTCGTCGTCTCCTATCCGCAGTTCCTCACGCTGCCGTCCAACGAGATGCTCTTCTTCTTCCGGCAGGGCGGCGCGTCCGACGGTGATCTGCTCATCAACGCGTACAACCCCGTTACGCAGGTGTGGACCCGGCGCGTGCACCTGCTCACCGGTGCTGACCCCGCCAACTCGACCAACTGGGGCACGTACATCAATACGCCTTCGGTCGACGCCGCGGGCCGCATCCACGTCTTCTTCCTCTGGCGTCCCGCCTCCAACGATCCTGCGGGAGCTGTCGACATCGGTCACGTCACCTCGACCGACTCGGGCGCGACGTGGAAGCAAATGGGCGGCACCGTCATGACGACGCCGATCTCCAAGCCTGCCAACGCGCCCTACGCCGTCCAGCCGGGTAACGTGCTCGGCGCGCTCAACCAGTCCGGCGCTGCCGTCACCGCCTCGGGCACCCCGTGGGCGATCTTCTGGATGAACGTCTCCGACACCTCGGGCGGTGGCTTCGGCCTGGTTACCTTCCGCTGGACCGGCTCGGCTTGGGTGCGCGAGACGATCTTCAACACCGGCCAGGTGCGTACGCTCACCGAGTACCCCGCGCCGAACATCTTCACCTGGGGCGATCGCGTCTTCGCCCTGTACTGCGCGGAGCCGCTCGGCAACTCGCAGCGCACCATCTGGGTCGACGAACTCACCCCCGGCTCGACGACTCCCATCGCTCCGTTCCCGCTCCTGTCCGGGCCGCTGCGTGGCTACGTGCCGACGATCGATACCCCTGCGATCAACGCGCGCGGCGAGCTGAACATGCTCGTCACCCCGACCGGCACCTACGGCTCCCCGGCGGGTATCTCGTTCACCAAGCAGTGGGGCACGATCGTCACGATCGAACTCGGCCGCCTGAACGAGGTGGGCGACACGCTCCGCCCCGCAATGGAGGAGTTGGTCATCTCACCCCAGGCGCTCGTCGCTTCGGTCGGCACGCCGACGCAGGTGGTCTCCTCGGGCCGTCCGACGTTGACCCTTGCGGATGCGGCCACGAGCGAAGCGGCCACCTGGGTCGACGTCCCGCCGCATTGGCGTCAGGCCGCGGTGCAGGTGTGGTGGACGCGCGTCAGCGCCGTCGCGGGCGATGTCGTCTTCACCTCTCGGTACGGCGTGCCTCAGGCGGGCGACTTCTTCGATCGGCAATTCGTCCTCGCGAACGTCACGGCGGTTCCCGTGGTCGGTGCGTCCAATGTCGAAATCACTACCTTGGGGACGATCAATCTCCCGACTGGCATCCCCGTCCTGACCTATGTCGCTGCAGGTCGCGCCGGGTCTGACGCGGCGGACACACTCGCGTCCGGCATCCGCATCCTCGCAATCAAGCTCATCCAGACCCTCTGAAACGGAGAACATCATGGCAGTCACTTGGCCTCGGCCCCTGACCCACGCGCTGAACGACCCCGCGTTCCCGGCGCTCCTCAACACCATGGAGGAGGCGCTGAACCAGGTCTACGTCGGCACCGGCTGGCGCAACCTTGCCGGTTCGCTCGCCAACGGTTGGACGGCGACCTTCCTCAACGTGCGCCGCGTCGGCACGCGCGTGGATCTCGTCGGCGTCGTCTCTGGCGCGGCGGCCACCGCTTCGCCGCTGATCACGATGAACTCTTCCTTTGGCGTCGACGCGACGACGGGCGGCTTCATGCCGCTTCCGACCTCGGTGGGAACGGTGCCCGGGGCTGATACGATGCGCATCACCAGCGCGGGCCAGCTCTCCTCGGGGCTGCGTGTTGCGGATATCCGCATCGTGGCTTCCTGGCCGGCCAACCTCGTCTGGCCCACCACGCTCCCCGGCGTGGCGCTCTAAGTTCAACGGAAGGGGTCGTCATGCTCCAGCTCTGCGATTGGCCGGTCAGCTATGAGGCCTGCGGCGCGACGCCTGGCGACCCCGAGGCCGAGCCTCCTGTCCCCGCCTCCTCCGGCTGCTCGGCGCTCGACGCGCTGGACGACGTGGCGGTGGCCGCCTTCGAGCGCATGGCCGCCGAAATGCTCTGGAATTGGACGGATCGCATCTTCGGCATCTGCGAGGTCTCGGTGCGCCCGTGCCGGAGCAATTGCGGATCCGCCACGCGGTGGATGGACACCTTCTGGGGCCGCGGCCCGTACCCGTGGGGTGACATCTCCGCGGGGTCGTGGGTGCCGCTCCTGATCGGCGGCGAATGGTTCAACATGGGCTGCGGCTGCTCGGGCACCTGCTCGTGCGCCGAGGAAGGCCCAAGCGCTCTGCGGCTGCCCGGCCCGATCGTGGCGGTGTCCTCCGTGAAGATCGATGGTGTCGTGGTGCCGCCTGCGGAGTACCAGGTGCTGTACGGTCGGCTTCTCGTGCGCCTCGACGGCACGCCATGGCCGGCCTGCCAGAACCTGCTCACCGACGCCTCGCAGGTCGGCACGTTCGAGGTCACCTATACGCGTGGCGTCGAGGTTCCCAAGGGCGGCCAGGTCGCGGCGGGGATCCTCGCCTGCGAGCTGGCGAAGGCGGCGTGCGGCGCGGCCGACTGCCAGCTCCCGCAGCGCATCCAGACGGTCACTCGTCAAGGCCTTACCGTCGGCATCGTCGACGCCTTTCAGGGTCTCAACGATGCGCGCACGGGCATCTGGCTTATCGACTCCTGGACCTCGAGCGTGCGCGGCCCCACCGCGAAGCCGAAGGCCGGCGTTCGCTCGCCTGACTACCGGCCCAGCAAGGGCGGCGTGCGCTCATGGTGACCGACCTGGTCGCAACCTTCATGGACGACCTCGCCGAGCGCTCCGTGCTCGCGCTGGCTGAGCACGACCGTCGTCCGGGCCGCGTGGTGGCGATCGCGCCCGGCACCGCTCCGGCGTGGGACGGCGACTGCAACGGCTACCTCTACGGCCGTATCGTCTCCATCACCCCCGGCCAGCAGCAGGGCACCGCTCCGGTCAACGTCCGTTGCGGCGTGCACTTCTGGGTTGCCACGTTGGCGATCGCGATCATCCGCTGCGTCGGCGTGCTCGACAACCAGGGCACCCCGCCGCTGCCTTCGCGCGTGGATGCCGACGGCCGTGGCTTCTCGCTCGACGCCGCGATCCTGCAGCAGGTTCTTCTCTGCTCGCCGTACACCCGTTCGATCGTGCAGGGCGTCCCGCTCGAGGAGCAGGGCGGGTATTCCGGCTTCGAATGGACGTACACCGTCCGCGCCCCCACCTGCGACTGCCCGGAGCCGTAGCCATGGCTCGGGTGCGCGTGCAGTACAACCTCGGGCCGGCCACGACGATCATCGGCGAGATCGTCGACGCTGCCGCTTACCGGGCTGCGCAGCGGGTGCGCGGCCGCGCCATGAGCAACATTCGCTCCCTCGGGCGCGTCGACACTGGCGAAATGATCCGCGGGCTGCAGGTGCGCCGCACGGGCGCTGCTGGCTCGCTGTGGCCCCAGTACACCGTCGAGGCGATCGCACGCCACACTGGGTGGCAAGAGGACGGCACGCGCGCACACGGCCCCGTACGCGCCGACTTCCTGGTCTTCCAGATCCGTGGCTCGGGGCCGGTCATCTTCGCGAAGTGGGTGCGCGGCGTCCCGCCGGGTCACTTCATGCGTCGAGCGTTTCAGGCGGCTTCCCCGTCCGATTTCACAGACTGACCGTCGCCTAATAGGTGTGATACGCTCTGCGCATGGCAAAGAACCGGATCATCATCGAGGCCGAGCCTCGCGAGCCTTTCCCCGTCTCCCTCGTCGGCGAGGAGTACCTGGTCACCCCTCCGAAGTCCACCATCGCTCTGGCGCTGGCTGCTCGAGCGAAGGCGGCGGGCGAGGATCCCGAGAAGGTCCGCGAAGAGCTGGACGGCTGGGTGCTCATCGCCTTCGGCAAGAAGCAGGCGGTCAAGGTCCAGGCGCGTCTCGGCGACGCCGACGACGATCTCGACCTGCCGCACATCATGACGCTGATGCAGAAGCTCGCCGAAGCCGTCACGCCGGACCCTACTTCGTAACCGTCCGCCTCGCCCGGCTGGCGCTGGACACCTGGCCCAGCTTGGACGGTTACGCCGTGGCGCACGGCATGGATGACCTGCGTACGCTGCCGCTCGATCGGTTCGTCAACTTCGTCTACTGGATGGCTACCCGCAACGGCTCCGCCACCGACGTTGAGAAGTTCCGCGCGAAGCTCTGGCGTCCGCCGAAAGGCCAGGCCGTCACTGACACACGCTCGCCGTGGGCACCGGAGAATGAGCAGCGCGGCTTCGCGTCGCTCAAGGCCGGACTCGGCATCGGCGGCCCGCCAGCGCCTCCCGCTTAGGGCATATACCACGCTTCATGCCCGCGCAGGGTATCCTGGCCCCGAGGCCGTGACGTTTCCCGCCTCTCTGAGCATCTAGGCTCGCTGGCGTTCTGGGCCGGAGCCGCTTATCTCTCGCGCCTCGTGCGCGATCGAGCTTGAGGCGGCTGTCGTGGCGGGAAGCATCGGGTCGGTCAGCATCACCGTTGATGCTGATGCCTCCGGCGTCCCCTCTGACATCGAGAAGGCCACCAAGGCACCGCTCGCCAAAATCGGCGAATCGATGGGCAAGGCGCTCAGCGCCTCCCTCGCCGCCGCGGTGGATACCAAGAGCGCATCCGCCGCCCTGCAGGCGGGCTTCGTCTCCGCGCTCGGCTCCGTGAAGTCGGCGACACTCTCGCTTCTCTCGCCGGTCACTCAGCTCGGGCAGAACTTCGTCGCCGGCTTCACCAATGCCTCGGCGGCCGCATCGTCGTTCACGGGCAAGATCGGGACGCTGGGGGGCGCGCTCGGTAAGGCGCTCGGCGTGTCCGGGTTCCAGAATTTCGCGGCCGGCTTCCGCTCAGTGGATGCCGCGCTCTCGTCGACCACCGGCAAGCTGGGGACGATCGGCGGCGTCGCGCGCACCGCCTGGAACGTCGCATCGACCGCCGCGCAAGGCTTCGCCTCCGTGGTCGGCCCGGTCTTCTCGAAGGTCACCTCTCTCGCCTCGGCCGCCTGGGACAAGATCCGCTCCGGCGCGAGCGCCGCCTTCTCGGCTATCGGCGAGTCGATGAAAGGCACGCTCGAATCCGCGGCGAGGCTGACCGGTGCGGGCGTGGCGACGGTGCTCGGTGCCGCACTAACCAAGGGCTTCGGTCGCCTCGAGGCGATCGACACCGCGACGGCGAAGCTCACGGGCCTCGGCGTCACCGGCGACCAGCTCGCGGCGACGATGAACGCGGCGACGAACGCCGTTCGCGGCACGTCCTTCGGCCTCGGTGAGGCCGCCTCGGCTGCCGCGTCCTTCTCGGCTGCAGGCGTGCCGATCGACGGCATGGAGCGCTCGCTGCGCATCCTCGCATCGACGGCCGCGGTTGGTGGCTCCTCGCTCTCCGAGATGGGCACCATCTTCGGCAAGGTCGCCGCGACCGGCAAGGTCAACGGCGAGGTGCTGCAGCAGCTCGCCGAGCGCGGTGTGCCCGCCCTCTCGCTGCTCGCGAAGCAGATGGGGGTGACCGCCGAGGAAGCCTCCAAGATGGTCTCCTCCGGCGAGGTGGACTTCGAGACCTTCCAGGCCGCGATGGAGGCGGGCCTCGGTCCCGCCGCGCAGGCGATGGGGCAGTCCTTCTCCGGCATGGCCGCGAACGTCAGCGCGGCGCTCGGCCGCCTCGGTGCCGCCGCTCAGCAGCCCGCCTTCAACGCGCTGAAGACCCTCTTCCCAGCCCTGATCTCCCTGCTCGACCAGTTCACTGCAGCCGTCACGCCGGTGGCCACCGTGATCGGCGAAGCGCTCGCGCCCGCTGCGCAGAAGCTGGCCGGTTTCCTCTCCGGCATCAACTTCCAGGTGACTGCGGACGGCGCGACATCGTTCATGGCCGCGCTCGGGCCGCTGCTGCCCATCGTCGGCGGCCTGCTCGGGCTGCTCGGGCCGATGCTCGCGAACCTTCCCGTCATCGGTGGCCTCTTCTCCTCGATCACCGGACCTGTCGGCCTCTTCGCGGGTGCGCTCGTCGCACTGCTGGCGATCGATCCCACGACGCTGCTCGCCGGCTTCGATTCGATCGCCTCGGCGCTGCCGGGGATCTTCACCACGCTCGTCTCCAAGGCTGCCGAGCTGGTCCCGCAGATGGTGGAGCGGATCGCCACCAACCTGCCGATCTTCGTCACCGGCATCCTGAACCTCTTCATGGCCCTGATCCCGGCGCTGACGGCTGCGATCCCGATGATCGTTCAGACGTTCGCGACGCTGATCCCGACGCTGATCACGACGCTGCTCGGCGCGATCCCGACCATCCTCGCGGCCGCGCTGCAGCTCTTCTCGGGGATCATCACGGCGATCATCACCGTGCTGCCTCAAATCGTCCAGTCGCTGGTCGCCATGCTGCCGCAGGTGGCACAGGCGATCATCACGGCGCTGCCGCAGATCATCTCGGCTGCGCTTGAGCTGTTCATGGGCGTGATCACTGGACTGGTCGAAGCCACGCCCGTGATCATCGCGGCTGTGCTCGATCTCCTCCCTGAGCTGATCACGACGCTGCTCGGGATGCTGCCGACGATCATCGAATCGGCGCTCGAGCTGTTCCTCGGAATCGTGACCGGCCTCCTGACGGCGATCCCAGATATCATCATCGCGCTGCTCGAAATGCTGCCGCAGCTCATCTCGACGCTGCTCGGCATGATCCCGACCCTGATCCAGGGTGCGGTGCAACTTTTCACCGGCCTCGTCGAAGCTCTGCCGGTCATCATCCCGAAGCTGATCGACGCACTGACGCGCCTCGGCCCGACAATGGTCGACACTCTGATCGGCCTCATCCCCGTGCTCCTGCAGGCCGGCGTCGACCTGGTCGGCGGCCTGGTCACCGGCTTGTGGGAAGCGGCCGGCTCCGTCGGCTCGGCGCTGCTGGAGATCGCGCAGAACGCGATCGGCGACTTCCTCAGCTTCCTCGGCATCGCGTCCCCGTCCAAGCTCTTCGCCGGCTACGGTGCCAACCTCGGCCAGGGTCTCGCGAAGGGTATTCACGGCAGCCTCGGGCTGGTCACCGCGGCGATGGACGAGATGTCGAATGCGGCGGTGGCTGCGCTGCCTCCGGTGCTCAACGGCTCCATCTCCCCGAACAGCACATCGCTCGCTCCCGGGAATGGCGCTACTGCCTCCCCGACGTCAACCGACAACCGCCGCTCCACGACCTTCGCGGAAGGCGCGTTCCAGCTCTCCGGTCCTGACCCCCGTAAGATCGCCCTGGAGACGGCGGACGCAATCGCAGAGGAGGCTGGTCGCTGATGGCTTACGAGGGCTGGTTCCGTCTCGGCGGAAACGAGATCGTGAACAACGAGCGCGCGCGAGGGTACTCGCAGACCGCGGCGTGCCCGATGTTCTGGCTGAAAGGCCCGCGCTGCGACACGCTGCGCGATGCCCTCGGCGACGCGCCGTATGTGCACGGCAATATCCCCGACGCGCCCTGGTACGACCTCTCAATGCCGGACGTATCCAGCCGCTTCTATGGCGTCTTCGCGCTCAGCGCTGTCGGCCTCAAGGATTCGACTCGCAGCGCCTCGGTGACGGAAAGCATCGACGACGGCGCGCAGATCGGCCGCACGCGCAAAGGGTCGCGCCAGGTGCGCATCCGAGCTATCCTCCTCGCCCGTGGCTCTGACGCCCTCGAGTACGGCACGGCGTGGCTGAACGCCTCCCTGGACCCCGGGGCGTGCGGCCAGCACGGGACTGGCTGCGGCACCACGGATCTGGAATACCTCGCCGCCTGCCCGCCGCCGCGCGGCACGGTCAGCGGCCAGACCTGGGCCGAGAGTCGTCGCAACCTCTTCCCCAACCCCGCCGTGGCCAGCCTGGACGGCTTCTCCGAAAACACGGGGCAGGTCAGCATGACCTACACCGGAACGGCTGCCCGCTTCACCTTCACCACCACCTCGGCAATCGGCATCACTGTCACCGGGTACATTCCGGCCGTCGGCGAGAGCGTGCGCTACCTGGTGCGCGCTCGTGCAAGTCGAACCATCCAGGCCCGCCAGCGTGTTCGTGCCGCGAACGGCCCCCTCGTGGAACTCACTACCGCCTGGCAGTGGTTCGACCTGTCGACGAATGCGGGCAGCGGATCCGCAAACCAGAGCGGGCTTCTCGTCGCGGCGGGCGTCGGCGCTCCGGGCGACTGGGTGGAGATCGATCGCGTGCTCATCGCCCGCGCCCCCGACATCGGCGACTGGTTCAGTGGCAACAGCGCCGAAGTTCCCCCGCGTCGGTACTCGTGGCTCGGTGCGCCCGACGATTCGGTCAGCATTGAGGAAACTCAGCAGCCGTTCGAGCGAGCCGAAACCGACGAGGAGTACGACGCCCGCGTGGCCCCGCTGCGCCGCTTCCTACACAACGTCGCGGTGACCTCCGGCCCGTACGAGCGCGAGCTGATGAACGTCGGCGACTTCTATGGGCAGGTCTTCGAGTGGACCGTCACCGCGGGCCGCCCCTGGGTGTACTCGGCGACCCGCGACGTCGACCTCCCCGTCACCCCCACGATCGTCATCCAGGACACTCCCTACAACCTCGTGCCCTATCCCTCGGCGGAGCTGGCCGGCGCGGACGTCACGGCGGCGACCAACTTCTCTGCCAATCCGTCAGTCGAAACGAACGCCACCGGGTGGGTCTCCGGCGCAAGCGCGGGCGTGACGGCCGGGATGCTCACCTCCGGGCGCGTCACCGGCGAGCTGCAGGCCGTCGGCACTTCTTCGTTCCGTGTCGTCTTCACGGCCACCGGTACGGGTACGACAGGGGGCTTCTATGCGCAGCAAGAGGTCGACCTGACCGCTCGGCCTGCGGGCGCTCGAGTCTCGATCAACTGTTGGGCGGCCGAGCTGCTCATGGCCGGTACGCCGGTGCGCACCCCGATCGAACTCACTGCCTACTGGCGCGCGACGGCGGGCGGCGCGACGCTGCGCCAGGACGCGCTGGGGACTATCCCTGTCAACGGCGGCGCTCTCTCCGTGAAAAGCCTCGAGCCACCCGCGGGTGCGAACTTCGTTCTCGTGCGCGCGATGGCCCGCTTCACGAGCTGGACCGCCGACACCGTGCTCCGGCTCTATGTTGACGCATTGGCGGTGACCGTCCCATGAGTTACGACATCTCGATCGGGGGTAACTACTCCGGCCGCTCCGCCTATTACGCCTATCTGTACGTCCGGCGCGACCAGACCGACGTCGCCAACAACCGCTCGAGCTATGCCTGGGCGCTCTACGCGGTCAATCCGAACGGCTCCAGCCAGACCTATGCGCTCGACTGCTTCCCGTGGTCGGTGAACGTCGGTGGCCAGATTTTCAACGGCTGCGCAAGCCTTGACTTCCGTGGCGGCCAGGGGCAGCTCCTCCTCGGCTCCGGCGGGACTGGCTGGTTCGGTCACGACGCGAACGGCAATCTTTCGCTGATCGTCGACGCCTACCACGGCCCCGCGTCGATCTTCGGCACCGCCGACCCCGCGGCGGCCTGGTTCTACACTGACCGCATCGCAAAGGTGCCCGGCGCTCCGTTCAGCCTGAGCGTGGACCAGGCTACGACGACCTCGCTCCGGTACATGTTCTCGGGGACCACCGACGGCGGCTCCCCGATCCTGGAATGGCAAGCGCAAGCTGACGACGATCCCGCCTTCGGCTCGCCGATCACAATGAGTTCGACGGGAACGTCGACGTTCACGGGTCTCGTTCCCGGCACCGAGTACACCTTCCGGGCGCGCGGCCGCAACGCTGTTGGCTGGGGGCCATGGTCGGTCGTCGATGCGAATAGTCGCGGCACGACGCTGCCCGCTGTCCCGCCGGGGATGACGGTCACGCCGGCGATCTCGGGTACGAGCACGACCGTGACCCTTTCGCCGCCCTCCGGCGTCTCCACGGTGACTTCTTACCGCGTGGAGCGCCGCCCGATCGGCGGCTCGGCCACCGTCTTCGACACCCCGACGTCGCCGCTCGTCGTCTCCCCGATGACCCCCGGTACAACCTTCGAATGGCGCGCGAGCGCGTTCATCGGCTCCTACCAGACGCCGTGGACGGCCTGGGTCACCGTCTCGCAGCCGCAGCCGAACACCAACCCCGGTGATTACTTCGATGGCGCGACCGTCGACAAACTCGACATCGACTACCAGTGGAGCGGCACGGCCAACAACTCGACCTCGCTCGCGCTCGCAAAAGCTCCGGCCGGGTGGCGCTCGTTCAATGACGGGAACGACGCCTCGGGCGGGGAGGGTGTCGTCATCCGCGCCACCGGTGGCCGCTCGGGCGTGTTCGGCGCGCGCGTGACCTTCTTCGCCGACACGGTGACGGCAGGCTTCCGCGCCGGCACCGCGCTCGGGCTGCCCGGCGCTCAGGAGGTTGCTGAGGGCGGCGTGTACTGGGGGTCGATCTACGTCGCCCCGTCGCGCCTCGTGCAAATGGCAGCGGAGATCATCTGGCTCGACGCTCTCTTCGCCCCTGTCGGCACCGCGGCCGTCGGGTCGCCGGTTCTCGTGCCTGGGTCGCCGCCTGCGATGGTGCGCCTGATCGTCCAGGGCACCGCCCCTGCAGGTGCCGTTTACGGGTCGGTCGGCTGGGTCGACGTTCCGACCGACGAGACTGCGGGCGGCTTCGGGCACGGCCCGTTCGGTCATGGTCTCTTCGGTCACGGCAGCGCGAGTGAAGGCGTCTGGTTCGGCGGCGACACGGTCATGATGGATGACGCGATGCTGTCCATCGGCGAGCTGTACGACTGGTTCAGCGGCGACACCCCCGACACGGCGCAGTGGTCGTACTCGTGGGAAGGCACCCCCAACGCCTCGATCTCGATCGCGTCCGCCCTCGATCAGGATCTCGTCGACCCTCTCGCCGACCCTGACTGCCCCCCGATCCCTTCCGCTCCGACACCTCCGGCGATCTCGGATGACTGCATCGAGGAAGTCGGCTCGTGGCGACGGTACTGGGCGATCATCCCGCGCGACGAGGTATCGGACTGGCTAGCGATCGTGCCGACGATCCGGATCACCACCGGGGCGCTCGCTGCGCGCCAGGTGCGTATCCGCACCTACCCGAATCCTGAAGGTCTCGACCCGAACGTCTTCCCGGCCAACAACTGGGAGTCCGAGCAGGTCGTCTCGTTCATCCCCGCCAGCACGACCCTTACCATCGACGGGGTGGCGCAGCGGGTCTGGGCCGAGGTCAACGGCGCGGATGCGATCAGCGCCGACCGACTGCTGTACGGCACCGGCGGCGGCCCCGCCTCCTGGCCGGTGCTCTCCTGCGGCACCGCGTACCTGGTCTCGTTCGACGTGCCGCTGGATACGCCCGAGGGCAACCTCAGCATCCAGGTCGCGCTGACGACAAGGATGCTCTGATGGTCCTCAACCGGTACGGCGACGACTGCATCAGCGGTCACAGTGTCATGATCCACGATCGTGGCGGCGTGCGTCGCGTCGGTGCTCTCTCCGACCTCACGGAGGTCCAGTGGGCGCGCGAGCGCGACGTTATGTCCAGCGCAAAGGTCGTGATCAGCGGCCGCGCCTGCGCGGACCAGGAATCGTTCATCAACACCATTGCACCGCGCCGTCACGAGATGGTCGTCTTCCGCGGCAACCAGCGGGTGTGGGAAGGGCCGATCCTGGAAGCCTCCTGGTACTCGAATCGCGTCGAGGTCATCGCCAACGACGTCACCGACTACCTGCGCGGCACGCCCCTCTCCAAGCCGTGGCCCGGCCCTGACGGCGGCGGGCAGATCTACATGACCGAGCGCATTCGGGAAATCCTCGAGTACGAGCTGACCACCGATTACGAAATGGTCGTCTCCCCCAGCGGCGTCCCCGTGACGGTTCTCGTGCCCCGCTGGGAGAACCTCGATCCGCCGGCGAACGTTCTACCGCACCTGGAGGTGCGCGCGTCGACGGGGCCGGCGGGCATCCTCACGCGCAGCAGCGTGGAGGCGTTTGAAATGATGGCGGGCGAGCACCTGCAGAACCTCGCCGAGGGTGGCCTGGACTACACCACGATCGGGCGCAAAATCCTGATCTGGGATTCGGCGCAGTCGATCGGGCGTACTCGGGTTCTCAGCGACTCCGACTTCTATGGCGAGCTGCGCGTCATCGCCGCTGGCGGCGAGCACGCTTCGATCGGGCACATCTCCGCGCAGCGCGACGAGGAGACCGAGGAAACGCCGGACCCTTCCAGCGGCATCGGCAACGCCGGCGGTGCCGACGACTTCTATGGCGTCTGGACTCGGCTCGTCTCGCTCTCCAGCGAGGAGGGTACCGACACGCCGACGCAGCTCGAGCTGAACTCGCAGGCCCGCCGCCAGATCCTCGGCCGCTCTCCGGTTCCCACCGAGATCGTAGTGCCCGCCGACGGCGGCATCCGCCTCAGCCACGACCTGCGCATCAACGAGCTTGTTCCCGGCGCGGTCCTCCCCGTGCGTGCCACGCTCAACCTCCGCCCCGTGCAGCAGGACCAGCGCCTGGACCGGCTCGTGGTGAGGGAGACCCCTGCCGGAGAAACCGTACAGGTCTCTCTTTCCTCGGCCGGCGTGCTGGAGGTAGTGCCGTGACCGATCGCACTCAAGCAGGCCTCCTCCGCCGTATGCAGAGCCGCCTCACTTCCCTCGAGCGGCGCATCTCGCGGACTCCGCGCGCCACCCCGGCGGCTGCGCTCGCTTCGGTGGCGGACGTGAAGCTGAGTGCGGGGGGCGCGCTGCAGTCCGGGTGGCTGCTCTGTGACGGCGCGCTCTACACCTCGGCTGCGCAGCCGGGCCTCTTCGCTGCGATCGGCACGACCTACAACGTCGGCGGCGAAGCTCCGGGCGAGTTCCGTGTGCCCGACTTGGACGCGACCGTCGTCGATCCCAACCTCGTTTACGTCATCAAGGCCTGAGAGTCCGGAAAGTAGAATGCCGCTATGAATCCCTGGGAATGGATCACGTCGACGACTTCGGTCGACAACATTCTCATGACCCTCGGCCTCGGGGGTCTCGCGATCCTCTTCGCTCAGGATCGGATCATCACCCGCGGCCAGCACCTCCGGCGTACCGTGGACCTGGAGGCCTATCATGCTCGGGAGCTGGCGGAGAAGGATGCTCGCATCGCGGATATCCGGGAGTCTCGCGATGGGTACAAAGAGGCGGCGCGCGTCGAGCGCGAGCGCGCCGACAAGGCGACCGATGCTGTGGGTGAAATGGCCCCCGCCATGGAGTCGGTGCTTCACGTCCTCGAATCTCTGGATCGCGCCCTGCCGTCGCCGTCGCCCCGAAAGGAGGGCGTGAGATGAACGAGAACGACCAGGACAAGGCCGAAGTCTCCGAGGCCGCAAAGGTGCTTCACCAAGCCGAAGTTAACTCGGTGAAGACGGATGCTGCGATCGCCTCAATCCACCGCATCACCATGGACGTCCAGACCATCGTCGACCGGAATGGCTACGTTGCCCGTTTCCGCGAACTCCTGAGAGGGGCATGATCATGCCGCACCCGAATCCGAGCGACATCGTTCTCACGATCGACCTCGTGCTCGCCGTGATCTTCGCGCTGTATTTCGCGATTGGAAAGCCTCGCGCCTGGTTTCGCGACCGGCTCGGCTGGGTGATCTTCGGCTACGCCCTCGCCGTCATCGCCCTTCTCACCCTCATCGTCTATGCGCTCTGGACCGGCGAGCGAATCGCCGAGCCTGCCCGACTCGGCGTCGGCTCCGCTTTGGGAGCGGCTCTCGTCGCGAAGACCTGGTCGGTGTATCGTGAGCGTCACCAGGGCAGGATCGCGCCGGCGAACCGCCGCCACCCCGAAAGGATTGCTATGTCCCCTCTCTCCGCTCCGACCCCGTCGGATGCTGTGAAGAATGTCACCGAGATCTGGTACAAGGCGCAGCGGGTTCTCCGCACGCTGGTCCAGGTCATCATCCCCGCCTTCCTCGGCTTCGCCGTGGTGCTGCCGCTGATCATCGAAGCGCTCGGGCTGCCGGTCGATTCGGAGCTGCGTCTCTGGCTCCTTCTCGTCGCCGGTGGCGTCACCGCCGTGGCCACCGCGATCGCGCGTGTCATGGCGATCCCGGCCGTCAATGCGTGGCTGATCAAGATCGGCCTCGGCTCGGTTCCCGCTTCCGCCGTCTATGTGTCCCCGGCAACCGGAACCGTCCAGGTCAAGACCGACCCGAAGGCGCGGGGCTGATCGTGGCCGAGAACGCCGTGCCGACGGCTTCGCTCGTCGTGCAGGATCTCGAAAACTGGGAGGCGGAAGCTCGCGCGTTCGCCGCCGAGCTGATCACCAAGGGCGAGCGTCCCTGGTTCGAGGTGCGCTATCCCGCGCCGCCACGCCTCACGGACGAGGAGGCCGCTGATTGGCTCGAGCGCCAGGAGGACAGCTTCGACGCTCTCGAGCTGGTCGATGGCGCATTCGTCACGCTGCCTCCGTACGCCGAGCTTCGAGGGGAGGCCTGAGCGTGGTCTGGCCGAACGGATCCAACTCGATCCCCACCGTCTCCTCTGAGTTCAACCTGAACCGGCGCAACCCCGTGACCGGCGTCGTGCAGCCGCACTGGGGCATCGATATCGTCGGCTTCGACATCGTCCGCGCCCCGTTCGCCGGCACGATCATCTACGCCGGATACAACGGCGGCTACGGGAACCAGGTCCAGATCCGGCGTGACAACGGCGACGTCGTATCCATGGCGCACAACCGCGCCTTCATCCGCACCGGCGGCCGCGTCTCTGAAGGCGAAGGCGTGGCATACATGGGCACCACCGGCCAGTCGACCGGGGTTCACTCACACTACGAAACCCGCCCGGGTGGCGGCGGCGCGATCAACCCTCGGGACTATATGGCCGGCAACGGCGGCGGGGGCGGCCCTGCCAACGTCGCCGCGGGTCAGCGTACTGCGGGGCCGGGCGGCGTTCGTCGTCGCTCTGCGCCCTCGTCGCAGTCCCCTGAGGCCGGTGAAATGCTCAGCCCGGGCACGGTCGGCAACTTCACCGGCTGGATCAGCGGCGAGAGCGTCGACGGGAACAACGTGTGGTACCAGGGCACCTCGGGTAACTGGTTCTGGTCCGGCGGCTTCGTCGAAGGTGCGAACGGCACCGGCCTCACCAACCTCAACCCGACCACCCCGCCGCCCACCACGGGCACCCAGCGCATCGTCGGTCCCGAGGGTGTGAAGCGTCGCATTGGCGCGCCGAGTACGAGCGCCCCCGCGGGCGAGGGGCTAGACGCGGGCGTCGTCGGCAACTTCAAGGGCTGGATCAATGGCGAGAATGTCGGCGGCAATCCGGTGTGGTTCGTCGGGACCAGCGGGGATTACTTCTGGTCGGGTGGCTTCACGAGCACCAGCCGCGACGGTCTCGCCGACCTGAATCCGTCGACGCCGCCGGTGGGTGGTACGCAGCGCACTGCAGGGCCGGGCGGCGTCCGTCGCCGCTCCGCTCCGTCGACCAAGGCACTCGAGGCCGGCGAGCTGCTCGCTGAAGGCGTCGTCGGCAACTTCAACGCCTGGGCGAAAGGCGAGGCTGTCGAAGGTAACGACGTCTGGTATCGCGGTGTCAGCGGCGACTGGTTCTGGTCCGGCGGCTTCGTCGGTGGAGCCAACACGGCGGGCCTCTCCGAGGTGCCCGCGCCGAGCATCCCCGGCGGTGGAACGGACCCCGACAACCCGCGCAACCTGCCGAGCTACGACCCGATCTATCCCGGCGCGGCGTTCGGCCTGGTCGCGCCTCTCGGCGACGGCAAGCGCGGAATGAAAGGTTCTGGCTCCTCGGCGGTCGCGGTCCCCGTGATCATCGACCGCTACATCGTCCACCACACCGGGACGACCGCGGACCAGCTGGATTACTTCTCCTGGAAGAACGGCGGCGGCTCGTGCCCGACGTGGTACCTGCGCACCTCGGGTCAGGTCATCGAACTCATCCGGCCCGGCATGAAGCCGTCGGCCACCGGTGCGGAGTGGAATTGGCGCAGCGTCGCCGTCGAGACGCTGAACGAGTCGGGTGCTCCCGAGTGGCGCGTTACCGCTGCGCAGCTCGAGGCGCACGCGCAGATGATCGCGTGGCTGGCAAGCTTCGACGGGAAGGCGCTGGATGGCGTGCCGGTCTCGTTCAAGATCGATCGTGAACACGTCATCAGCGACCTGGAGACGCGCGAGACCATCTGCCCGGGGCCGTACCTGCAGGGAAAGCTCGACGACGGGAGCCTGGTCGCTCGCGCGAAGGCGATCTACGCCGAGAAGTACGAGCCGACCGACCCGGGCGTGCCGCTTCCTGATCGCTCCGTGCTGGAGAAGCTGTACGACTGGCTGAAGGCGTTGCTCGGGCGCTGAGCTGAACCAGTGAAAGCCCCGCCTCCCATCTCGGAGGCGGGGCTTTCTTGTGCGCTCAGAGTTCTTCGGCGTAGTAGGCGGCGGCCTGGTTGAGGACGGCCTGCGGGCTGAATCCCCGAGCGGCGACCGCGTGCAAGATGTCCGTGACGACGGTGGCCGCCTTCTCGTCGAAGGTGTCGGAGTAGTCGAAGATGTCGACGGCGACGGTGCCCCGTGCGGCCCGGTGCGTCTCTAGGTGCTCGAGGCGGGTGGCCTCGACGGCGCTCAGCCCGGCGCGCAGGTGGGCTTCGGCGACGAGGTCTGGCATGCGCAGCGTCTGACCTCGCTTCTCGCGGCGCTCTTCGTCCTTCTGGAACTCCTGCGCGGCCCTGATGATCGGGTGTGTCATGCGATGCCCGCCCACTCTGCGAGGGCGTCCGAACCGGCGCGCTGCGAGATCGCCACCGCGGCCCCCAGCTCGGGGAATGCCAGCGTCAGCCGTGCCGCATTCGACATGTCGGCTCGCGCCCATGCCTCGAGGAGCTTCGTTGTGAAGCTGCCCGGCTCCTGGCCGCGGCGATCGCCGTTGTGCCAGAGGACGTGTCGCGCGACTTCGCGGCGTGCCTCCAGCTTCTCGCGTGCCTCGATCTCTGCCAAATCGCGGAGGATCTGGTCGCCTTCTTCGGGGGTCATCGCTTCGTCGCCTTTGCCTGGTTGAGGCGTCCGCGCAGGGTGAGGCCGTACTGGTCTTCGGTCATCGACTCGACGACGCCGATCGTGCCGCGGTACTTCGGATTGAAGCGCTGCAGGATGATGCGCGTGCGGCGACCCGTAACCCAGGTTCCGCTTGACGAACCGGAGACGACCTCCCAACCGTCGCGGATGAGCTTCGCGGCCGCGCGCTCGGTGCGCACGATCTTCGTCTGGTACATGTCCTTCTTGCTCGCCATGGTGTGTCCTCTCGTCGGCGTACAACGAGACACTACGTCACCTATTAGGCGACGTCAAGCGCCGTCAGAATGGCGGTGCTTCGTGGTCGTCGGCGACGTAGAACGTCTGCCAGACGCCGCCCGCTCGGGTCCGCGGGATCACATGCGGCAACGTGCACGGGGCGGAATCGGTCACCGCTGCGGCCACGCTGACGGCTCCCGAGCTTTTAGACCCTCGGCGGGCGACGATGCCCAGATCGTCCTTCGGGCCGTCAGCGGGCCGCTGAGCGCTTTCTACGGGCATGAGCTGTGGGGCATTTTCGGGCGGCATCCACGCTCCGGTGACGGGCGGCGTGTTCATGTAGTGCCAGAGCGCGGTGGCCATCGCGAGCGAATCCCAGGCGCTGCCGAGCAGGTCGTGGTTGCACCGGCTGCAGAGTAGGCCGCGCACCTCCCCCGTGCCGTGGTCGTGGTCGACTGCAAGGCGCTTCGACTTCGGCCGCGCTCGGCAGATCGCGCACTTCCCGCCCTGGCGCTTCAGTAGCTCGTCGTACTGCTCGGGGGTGAGGCCGTAGGTCTTCTCGATCATCGCACCGTGTGTCGACGCCGACTTGCATGCTCGGCAGGTGGTCGCGCTCTTGCCGAAGTCTTCGAGGTCGCGGAAGCTCTGGCATCCCGCGCACCACGCGGTGCCTTCCGGGGCGAGCTTCTGAATGGTCGGCGTGCGCTTGCGCCGTAGCTCCTCGGGCACCATCGCGAGGCGTCGCCGAGCTGCCGCGACCTGGTCGCCGATCGGCTCCTGTCGAAGCTGACATGTCGCGCAGCGGTGGCGGCCGGGCGCTTTCGGTCGCCGGTGACATTCCTTGCAGGGCTGCGCTGTCATCAGCCGTCCATCGCCCACTTCTGCAGCGCCTCGGGCGCGGCCTCCATTACGAGGGTGACATTGTCCCATCCGGCCTGCCGGGTCAGGTGCCACCCGCCGCGGCATTTCGCGCACCGGTAGGCGTACATGTTCTGTGCGAGGAGGTGGTGTCGGTTCAGCTCGCGCGCGAACGCGTGCGCGGCGACCTTGGCGCGCTGGATGCTCGAGTGGCGCTTCTTGCCGCTCGGGCACTCCCGTCCCATGCCACTACCGCCGTCCGAAGATGCGCGTCCAGAACCGGCGGCGCGCACCGCGGCGGGCCTGGCGGGCGATGAAGGTCAGCTCGGCTGCGCTCATCTGCAGCAGGAGCTTGGCCGCCTCCGGGACAGCGGGGTGGTGCCGACGGATCGTGATGTCACCCGCGTAGTCGATCGTGAGCACTCGGTGGGGGAGCGCCGTTGTCTCGCCGACGGTGTCCGCCCAGCCGTGGCCGACGATGTATCTCACCTCCACGGCCCGACCTCCTCGTGGTGGCGGCGCGCGAGCCACCCGGCGATGAACGCCTTGTGCTCGGCGCGGAGAACGGCGGGCGCTCCGTTCGCGCCGTACGTCTTCCGGTACTCCGCCCAGTCGAGCGCCGCCTGCTCGCGCTCCTCGTCAGTCAGCGGCTGCGGGTCGTCTTGCGGGGTCGTGTCATCGGCCATGGGTTCTCTCCTAGATCGGGAAGGTGGGTAGTCGGGGTTCGCTCGGCGCGCAGTCCTCGTGCAGCGCCTCGCCTTCGAGCATGACGATCTCGTCAACGTCACCGAGAATGTCGCAACCGCACTCGTCGCAGATGCTGTCGTATTGGGCGGTGAATGGCGGACTGGGCCTAGACATTGTCGCCCTCCACAGGCTGGCGCTTGGCCTGCTCGATCTTCTCCAGCGCCGCGATCGCTTCGACGAGAGCGTCGCAGGTGCGCTGCCTCGCGGCGACGCGCTGCTTCGCGCGCTCGCCTTCGCCGATCGACGCGGCGTCGGCGGCCTTCTGCTCCCTGAGGTCGTGCTCGGCGTGCTCCAGCTCGTTCTGCAGTGCGATGATCGCTGCGGTGCTCATGGTTCCTCCAATGCTTCGGGATGAAAGACGGCGCGCCGACCTGGGGGGTGAGGTCGGCGCGCCGCCGGTGTGTGTCGAGGTTACTTCTTCGACTTCTTCTTGGCCGGCTTCTCGTCGGCCTTGCCCTTGGACTTCTTCTCCGGCTCGGCCTTCGACTTCTTGGAGGACTTCTCCGGCTCGGCCTTCGCCTTGGACTTCTTGTCGCCCTTGGTGTTGAGCGGGTTCGTGACGAACGTCAGGTACTCGCGGGCGGTCTCGATGTCGTCGTCGTCGGCATCCTCCAGCACCCAGGCAGCGTTGTTGCCCTTGGCCTTCGACTTGTCCTTCGCGAGGCGACCGAGCACACGCTGCTCGCCGATGTAGCCGCGCAGCGCACCCTGGACCCAGCGACCCCAGACCCAGACCTCCTCGTGCTCTTCGCTCTTCTCGGGCTTCTTCTCGTTCAGGTGGACAATGCTGGCGACGATGATCTGCGTGTCGGCGTCCTCGAAGCCCTTCACCGTCTGCTCGCGCAGCGGCGTGATCAGGAAGAGATCGCCGAGGTGGTCCTCGGTCTCCAGTCGCCACCCGTCGCCGCCCGCGGGCGCTTCGCTGGGCTTCGCGAATCCGTCGGAGCCGCCCTTCGACTTCTTGGTCGCCTTCTCGTCGCTCTTCTTCTTGCCCTTGTCCTTGGCCATGATCGGCCCTTTCTCTTGTGGGTTCCCGCGCCGGGTGGCTCGGGCTTCGGTGCTGCCGAAGTGGTGAGGATCGCCGCCGCCCCGAGGGTCAGCACCGTACGGCGGCGATCCAGTCTGTGTGCCTATCCGTCAGCGTCGTCGCCGGCACCCTCGTCGTCGAGCATGTCGAGGAGGTTGACCGAGCTGATCGCCTTCTTGCCTTCGTTCCGGAAGGCGCGCACCTCTCCGGAGAGCTTGATGCCGCGGCTGCCGATGCCAAGGTCGACCACCTGGACCGAAACCGTGGCGGATCCGGCAGGCAGGTGGATGACGATCCCAGTTGTTGGGTTCGCTCCGTGGCTCGTGCGCTCGTGCGTGTTCAGGTCGTAGGCCTTGCTCGAGGCGTACATGCGGAGCTGCTGCGCGATCTTGCCGGCGGCGTAGTCGATGCGGCCCGTCTTCAGGTCACCGATGTACCGCTTGGCTCGGGCGTCTGCAGGCCGCAGCTCCTCGCCGGTCTTCGGGTCGATGATCGCCGGAAGCTTCGCGAGGAAAACCCGGTCGAGGCGGCCGGCCACCTTCAGCTCATCGTTGACGATCACCTGCTCCTGCGCGAGTACCTTCAGCCCGAGGCGGCGGCATGCGGCGACGTACGCTTCGACATCGGCCAGGTCGCTCGGGGTGATCTTCCCCTCGGTGAGCATCTCCCCGACCGCGTCGATGCCTTCGCTGTCTGCGATGTCGCAGAGCGCGTGAATGTCCGTGCCCTTAGTTGCGGCCTCGCGGCCGCCACCTAGCTCGAAGACCTCATCCGCGAGCTTGTCCATCGCCTTCTTGAAATCGGCCCATGCGCCGTTCGCGATCAGCGCCAGCTCGCCTGGGTGAAGTTTCCCCTTCTTGTCCGCCTTGCGCGCCTTCGCGATCGCGTGGTCGCGGCGGTGAGCGAGGTCGCGGATCATCGCGGTGACCGGCTCGCTCTTGCCTTCGGCGTCCGGCTCTTCGGCGGCGGCCACCCCTTCGAGGAGGATGCGCATCTTCCACTTCGTGAGCATCGTCGTGTCTTCGAGCGCTCCGATGAAGGTGGTTGTCCGGGTGTATCCGACCATACGTCCGTCGCTCGGGCGCTTGATCAGGTACTGGCCGTTGCCGTTCACCTCGAAGTCGACCTTGGGTGCCTCGCTCGGCTTCGCGAAGTTCTCCACAGTGTTGTCCACCTTTGTGGATGCCTCGGTGGCTTCGGCGATTGCCTCGGTGGCCATCGCCCCCGTATCGGTCACCACGCCGCTGCCGTCGACCAACTCCGCTGCGAGCGGCTCGGGTGCGTCAGGCGTGAGGTCGGCGAGGGTGAGGTTCTTCGCGGCCTTCGCGCGGGCCGCTGCGACCTCGTCCGGGCCGGGGATGCCTTGCCGATCGGCGACGTCCTGCTGCACTTTGCGCAAGCGCTCCACCGATCCGGGAACGCTCGGGCCGTCGCGCTCAGCGCGCTTCTTCTGGATCCGCGCTTTCATCTCTGCATCCTGCTGCTCGAGCGTCTTCTCCGCGTTGAGCTTCTCGCCCTCCGCCCGGAGCTGTGTCAGCTCGACCTCCGCCGCCTTCTGCGCCTTCTTCGTGGCGGTGTCGTCGGCGATGATCGCCAGCAACTCCGCGACTCGATCCAGGTGCTGTAGGTGTGGATGCAGCTCGGCGGATTCGTCGACGGCCCCAGACCCGGATGCCGCCGACTCGGTAGGGCGGTCCGCGCCCTTGATCTTCGCCTTCTTCATCCCCTTCGCGTGCTCGTCGCGCTTCGCGGCGGCCTTCGCTGCAGCCTTCTTCTCGGCTTTGGCGATCGCCTTCTTCTCGATCTTGCGCAGCTCCTTCTTGGAGAGCTTCGGCTTCTTGCCCATGGTGCTGACCTTTCGTCGGGGTGTGGTGTTCTCAGGAGCTGTGCTGCTGGACCTTGTGGTCGCGCCAGAGATTGGCGCGCTCCTGCTGGCTCATCGGTTTCGGCGCATGGCCGGGAGGCGGGGTCGGCATCGTCGCCATGCCGGGACGGGTCCGGGCGAGCGCCTTCTTCAACTTCTCGCGCCAGTTGGCGTGATGGTGCTTCGCGATGAACTCGTCGAGAGCGGTGTCGCCTTGCGGGACCAGGTGCTCGATCGGCTCTGCTGCCTTCCGCGGCTTCGGCTTCGCCTTGATGGTGTAGCCGGCCGCCTCGAGCGCTGCAGTGATCTCATCGGCGAGGTCGTCGGCGTGCCGCGTCGTGACCAGCGCATCCGTCTGGACGTCGTCGAGTACGGCGCGGATGATGTCGCGAGTGCTGAGCATAGTGGCGGTTACCTCTCGTGTCTGTGGCGGTACGTTCTGACCCTAGCGTGCCCTATTAGGTGACGTCAACTACTCTGCCACGGGTGTCGGACATTGGTCGGCTCGCCCGTGCAACGCGGGCGCTCGTTCCAGTCGACCTCGAAAGCGACCAGTTCGTAGACACCGCCGACGCTGTAGAGCGACGTGACCTGTTCGTCCAGCTCGGCGTGCGTGAAGGTCCGTTTTGCGCGTCCGCTCACTGCGGCGGCGCTCCGGGGATGAGGTCATGCTCCCTCTTCAGGTGATCGATCGCCACCGCAAGCAGAACCTCGAACGTGTCGCCGTCCTCGGCGGTGCACAGCTCCTCGCTGCAGATGCGGCAGACCACGGCGTGGTCGTCTAACTCGCGCGCCTGCAGGACGATCTGCTCGAGTGGGCGCAGGCTGGCCATCGCTCAGCCCTCCGGCGGTGCGTCGTGGGGGTCGATCTCGGCGGCCAGGCGGGTGGCCTCTTCTTCGGATCGGCGCAACGCCTCCTCGTGGCCGGGCGAGCTGTAGACCACCACGCCGCGGTCGTCGACTACTCGGCCGTTCACGAGGAGCGCTGCGGCTTTCAGCACGTCGTCGAGGACGTCGTCTCCTGCGACCAGCTCGCCTTGCGCGTTCAGAACTCGGTATCCCATCAGCTCTTGCCTTTCTTCTTGCCCGTCGTCGGGCGCTTCTCGGTGTGCCAGTGGTTCTGCAGGAAGTTCCGCTTGCCATCCAGATGCTCGGCGTGCTCCTGCTCGTGCAGCTTCAGCATCCCGATCTCCGCGAGGTCGGTGATGTCGGTGCCATGGTAGATCACCATGTGCGCGGCGACGGTCGTGATGTCGACGAGCGGGACGTAGTAGCCGGCGTTCTCGGCGGTGGCCTCCCCGACCAGCCGCGCGCCGAGGATCTGCCCGAGCTGCTTCTCGATCCGATCCTGTTGCGTCTCCCATGGGTCGCCGCTCGCCTTCTCGGGTGGGCGCTTCTTCTGCTTGACGGGTTTGGTTGACGCCGGGGCGCTGCGCGACCCTTGGGCCGCGCGCGGAGGCGGCACGTCCGATATCCGGACCTTGTCGGCGAGCTTCACCGTGTCGCGCACGACGTTGCTCTTGTGCCGGATCTTCACCTCGGCCTTCTTCTTGCCGGGCTTGATCTTCTCGACGGTCCACGCCCGGCCGTCGAGGTCGAGCACGTCGCCCGGCTTCACCTTCGCCCAGGGCTTCTTCATGACGGCTCCCGCTCCTCGAGGATCGCGCGCGTCTCGCATTCGTACCGGCCACAAGAGCAGTTCTTCCCGTGCCAGACGTCCTCAGGTGCGGGGTCACCCTCGTCGAATTCGTGAAAGCGCCAGCAGCAAATCGCATCCTTATGCGGCACGGTGATTGGGTGCGGACTCTTCGTGCAGACCAGCTCTCGCTCATCGACGTTGCCGTGGTAGTGCTTGACTGTCTTCTTTGTGCGCGCGCCGCAGCGGAGCTTGACGACGGGCTGGTGCAGCTCGCGCAAGCGCTCGATCTTCTCCTCGGCGCTCACGACGCTCGCCTCGCGAACTCTTCGGCGAGCGTCGCCGGGTCCAGGTCGCGGTAGGTGGTCGGTTCATTGTGCCCGCCGCCGGTGGCTTCGTGCGGCATGCCGTAGCGCTGCGTCTGCAGCCACTCGAGGAATTCCTTGGCTGCCGCGAAGTCATCCATCGGGTCGCTGCGCTGAACTACCTTGATGATCTCGCCGGGGCGGTGATTCGGTCGCTCCCAGACGTTGCCGGTCCAGACGTCGAACGGCTCGCCTTCAATCCAGGCGTAGACCTCTCCGCCCCCGCCGCGGTTCTCGCCGGTCGTGACAACGGCGTCGAGCGGGTAGGTCGCGAGCGCCAGGAGCAGCTCGGCGATGGTCACTGCCGGCGGCTCGGGCTGTGGCTTCTTGCGCGCGGTCATGCTGTCGCCTCCTGGTCGAATCGGATATCGGCTTCGAGCATGTCGAAGGCCTCGTGCGGCGTCGCCGCGTACTTCTCGCTGCCGTCCGTGCGATCCTTGATCGTCCAGGCGAAGCCGCTCCAGCACTCCGGGCATTCGATGTCCCCCTCCGAGAGCGGCCCTTCGTAGGTCGCGGCCCACGCTTCGGGGGTGAGGTATCCCCGCCCGTTGCAGATGTCGCACGCCTCGCGGTAGATCGCATAGCGCGCTCGGTTCTCCAGCGGGTGCTCGACGAATGCGATGTGGTGCCGGTTCGCCGCGGCCTGCGCGATGAAGCCGGCGTTGACCGGCATCGACGTCCAGCCGCATCGGCAGTGCGCGCGCACCGTCACGCCGAGGATGCTCTCGCGGTAGTCGATCGCGTGCTCGGCTTCGAGCTGCGCGCGAGCCTCGGCGTGCGTCGCGCTGATGGGGATCGGCGTCTTCATTCGCCCGGCTCCTCGGCGCGCACGATCCGCGTGAAGAACTTCTCGTGGTCCAGGTTGATGTTGACCCCGCGGTCGACGCGATCGGGGTCGGCCCCGTTCACGACCGCGATGACGTCCATGACCTGATTGGTCTGGTAGCTCACGATCTCGATGCGGGCGGTGAGCGCTGACTCGGCCATGGTGGCTCCTCGGTTCTGTGGC